ACGGGTGCTCGTCTCGCTCATGGTCTTGGGGAGGCGTTTGATACTGTTTCCGACAGTCTCGCCCGGTTGTTCTCGCAGAATGCTAGGGATATGACCGCACCTGTCGAGACGTTACTTAATGTCGAGCAGCCGTCCAGAACGGTTCAGAAACCTAAACTTGGCGCTTCCAGGGTTTCCGAATTGATCGGGATTGGTGGTGGTGATACCGGCACCATCAGGAGGATTTATGCTGACATAAAAGACCTCAACAGGGCCTTTATGGAAGGTCAGGTGTCCTCTTACAACTTCGCGTCATCCATGGGGAATCTGGAGGCGCAACTTCGTGATCTCAGACCCGTCACTGACAAACTGAGGGAGAGCCTTTCCGATCAGAGTTCCATTGCCGCACTTGCTCCTTACATGAGAGGTAGTGCGGGCGCGAGAACTTCGGCGGAAAGGGCTGCTCAATCCAGGGTAATGACCGAAGCTGAGACGGTCGGTCGTGGAATGACGCGAGCGCAGGTGGTTTCCGAAGAGGGCGATATCGCGTTCCAAACGGCAGAGGTGCAGCGCCTCGCTGCCGTGCGGGATGCTTCTGACGCTCTGTCCAGGCAGATCAAAGCCGAGCGGGAACTCGCCGCCGCCGCTCTCAGTGGTGCCAAGGCTATGTCCATTGCCCGCGCCGAGGCGGCGTATCGTGAGGCTGAGGCTCAGGGTCAGAATAAGACCCTCGCCTACACCGCATCTCTGGAGAAAGACCGCAGCGCGGCGATGCAGCAACTGAATACCGAGTTGCAGGCCGCTGCTGTTGCTGAGGAGGACGCCAATCGTGCCAAGCAGGTTGGTCTGGATCAGGCCACCGTGGAGATGAAGGTCAAGTACGGTCTGGTCGAGAGCACTGCCAAATACACCGAACTGCTCGATCTCCAGGCGCGAGCACAGCGTCGTCTCAATGAGGAGAATCAACGCTCCGTCACGGTGCAGTTAGACATGCTCTCGGCTGAGAATGATAACCTGTCCGCGTCGGAGCGTGCGTATCAGCAGGCAAAGCGTCTTGCTGATGCTCGCCTCGCTGCTGGAACCATCGATGAGACTCGGCATGGTATCGAGATCGACAATGCCGCTGTGCAGCGTCGTCTGAGCAACGCCCAATATGCTGCTGACCTCCGCAAGCAGATGAACCCTGAACTGGTCAGGAGCAACGCCATTGCTGACCTCCAGGCGTCGGGCGCATCTGGTGCTGATTACACCGCCAAGCTGGAGGAAATCCGCAAGGCTTATGAGCAAAACGTCATCGCTCGTAAGGAACTCGAAACGGACTGGGCGTCTGGTGCTGAGAGGGCGTGGTTGAAGTATCAGCAGTCCGTGGGCACCGTGGCCGATCAGACCGAGCGGGTCATGACCAACGCATTCAAGTCCATGGAAGACGCCATGGTCGAGTTCGCCATGACGGGTGAGTTGTCCGTCGAGAAGATGATCAACAGCATCATCGCTGACCTCATTCGGATGCAAATCCAGATGAGCATCATGATCCCGCTCAAGAATGCGATGCAGGAGATGGGCGGCTTTGGTGGTTTGTTCAATGGTTTGTTCGGTGGTTCCGAACCCCCGATGCCGTCAACGGCTCCTGTTGGTCAAGTCACCATGACCCCTCTCGCGAACGCCCATGGTAACGTGTTCCCCTTCGCCAAGGGTGGTGTGGTCAATGGTGTGACCCCGTTCCGCTTTGGTCAGGGTGGCGCGATGTCGGGGATCATGGGTGAAGCCGGTCCCGAGGCAATCGTTCCGTTGACCCGCACCCCGCAAGGCGACCTCGGCATCCGTTCCACGGGTGGTGGCTCTCAGGTCAAGGTGGAGGTGATCGACCAGCGCGGCGGCAATGCCGCCCCCATTGACGTTGAGACCCAGATGGGCGCGTTCGGTCCCATCGTGCGTATCATCGCTCGTGACGAAGCGAACAAGGCGGTTGCCGGATATGCGAAGGGTGGTGGATTGACGAACCAGTTGAGGCAGGATTACAACCTGCGTCAGCCCGCCGTGAACAGGGGTTAAGGGCATGGCTGTCTGGCCTGTCACGCTCATCCAGGAACCCATCGCCAGCGGATACGAGGAGACGTATCTGGAGAGCGCAATCCATTCCGGTATGTCCGTGGGACGGAAGAATCGTCTGCGCGACCCGTCCGTGCTCAAGACCTACAATATCAAAGTCCCCGTGGATGACGATGGTAAGGACACCGTGTTCGGCTTCTGGTCCACAACGCTGCATAATGGTGTCGATGCCTTCGACTGGATCAAGTTCGACGATGGTGTGACCGCTCATTCATACAAGATGCTGAGTGATCCCGACGTCATCCCTGTCATCAATGGCGTGTGGCACGTATCGCTCAAGCTCATCGACGCGGAACCCCAGCGCGTCATCGACACCACAATCGTTCCCGCCGCAGCATCCTGGCCGGGTGCGCTGCCGCTCTACGCGAACGTCTCTGGATGGAAAGAGACGTGGAACGGTTACGCGCTGCGTTCCGGTCTGATGACGGGTAAGACGGGGCGGGCGAGGGGGTCGTTCACCGAAAAGCGTTACAGCCTGTCCATGATGATCACGCTCGCTCAGAAGGCGATGTTCGAGGCTTGGTATGAAGACGATCTGGTGCTTGGGTCGTTGCCGTTCACTCATACCGGCCTCGGCAGTGGTCGCTACGTCATGCTCGCTCCACCCAAGTTCAGCGGGTTGGGTGCTGGTCTGTTTACGCTTAGTCTGGAACTGGTGACGCTATGACCCTCTCTGCCACAGCTATCCCCACTGCTCGGAGCCTCCAGGCATGACCCTCTCAGCCACAGCTATCCATGAGGCGTTTGCCGAGCATTCCCAGGTCGCTTGGTACATCCTGCTTGACATCGAACATCCGTCGCTGACGGGTCCGATGCGGTTCGTCAATTCCCAGTCCGATGTGGTCAGCAACGGCAATACGTACAGCAGCTTCCCGTTCGAGATCGTGCTTCCCGACGCTGATGGTGAGAACCCTCAGAAGGCCATGCTGCGCATCGACAACATCAGCCGCCTCGTCTACCAGGAAGTTTGGGCGCTCGATCCGTCCCCCACCGTGACGATCAGCGTGTGCCTGAGCAACCAGCCTGACACCATCGAGTACCAGACCGGGCGGCTGTATCTCAACCAAGTGACCGCCGACGAGATGGTGCTGGAGGGCGACTTGACCCCATTGCAATACAGCCGCGAGTCCTGGCCCGGTGCTGTCGTCAACCCCGCTCGCTTTCCGGGACTGTGGTAATGAGTATTCCTCCCGAATGGGCCAACAAGTACATCGGCATCAGGTACGAACCGCACGGGCATTCCGAGACCGCTGCTGATTGCTGGTATTTCCTGTGCATGGTGATGAAGGGTCAGTTCGGTAAAGATGTGCCTACATATGCAGGTACGTCGTATGTGACGGAAGATGACAGGGAACGCATCGCTCGCTTCATGGCGGAACACAAGGATGAGACCTGGAAGCGCATTGATCCTGATGATGCGCAACCCGGCGACTGCATCCTGTTCAACATGCTTGGCTATCCCATCCACGTTGGGGTAGTATGCGCTCCGGGACTCTTCCTACACTGTGAACGGGGATGCAACTCCTGTGTTGAGCGATATCACTCAGGACCGTGGAAGCGTCGTATCGAGGGCTTCTACAGGCTCCGTTAACGTCATCTGTCATCCCCGCATGTTCCGGGACGAGCGCATCACCGGAGCGATCCCCTACGGTTGGACCGTGGATCAGATCATCGGTCAGATGGTCGTCGAACACGCGATCCACCCTGGTATCATCCCGGCACTCCGCGTCTCGATCTGGTCCGAGAAGACCCAGCGTGAGACGTTCATTCCTTATGCTCAGTGGCGGCATGTGCGCCCCAAGGCGGGCTGCTCGCTGCGTGTTCACGCCGTGCCCATGGGTGGTGGGGGTGGTGGGGGTGGTAAGTCACCCGTCAAAATGATCGCCATGCTGGTTATCATGGTGGTTGCCATGTATGCGGGTGCTGTCCTGGGACCACTCATCGCATCTCAGATGGGGTTCGCCGCAGGCGCGTCAATCGGCATTGGTAGCATGACTGTTGGAAGTCTGATCGGGGGTATAGTCAGCGGTGTCGTCACCATGGTCGGCAACGCCATCGTCAATGCGATCATTCCCACCAGCAGCGGTGCCGACAGGTCGAATGAGACGAGCGGATCATACGGCACGTCGTTGTCGTCTCCCATGTATAGCATCATGGGCGTGCGTAACCGTGCGAATCCGTTCGGGGTGGTGCCGAAGATTTACGGTCGCCGTCGCGTTTACCCCATGCTTGCGGCAAATACCTACACTGAGTCGCAGGGGTCTGATCAGTATTTCCGTGCTCTGTTCTGTTTCGGATACGGACCTCTCGACATCACCGATATCAAGATCGGTGAGACCAGCATCGACGACTTCACCGATGTGGAGTACGAGGTTCGCCAGGGCTACGACAACGATGCGCAAACCACGCTGTTCACCAAGTCGGTGGGTGAAGATTCGCTCAACATCCATCTGACCCAGACAGGTAGTTGGGCAACCCGCACCACGCGGGCCAATTGCGACGAGATCACCGTCGATGTGAACCTCCCCCGTGGTCTGACCAAGTTCAACTCGGGTGGCGGGCGTTCCGAGCAATCCGTATCGCTCTCGGTTGAAT